AACGCGGGAACGCGCTCGAACAAGCCGGGGATGAAGACGTTCTCCTTCACCGGCGGCGGGTTCTGGGATGGCGTCATGGACAAGCCGTTGTACGATCGCATCGGCGCGGTTCGTGAGGTCATGTCCTTTGCCGAGCTCGGGAACACGGTCGGGGATCGCGTGTTCTCCGTCCGCGCCGTGAACGGCAAATACAATCCTCTCAGTGGAGAGGTGGGCGCGTTGCTCCCGTTCGAGATGGATGCCATGTCCGCTAACAGTCCCCTGGTACGGGGCGTGCTGTTGGCGACGGGATCGAAAGTCGCCACGGGGCAGGGCACCGCGGTGCAGTTGACCCCGGCGGTCGCGTTGGGCCAGCGGCTCTATAGCGCGTTGCATGTCACGGCGATTGGTCCCACCAGTATTATCGTCATTGTCGAGTCGGACGATAACGCGGGCTTCACCACGCCGACGACACGTCTGACTCACACGACCTTTACCGGCGGTGGGACGGTCGGTGCGGATTGGCAGGAGTTGGCTGGCCCGGTGGCCACCGACACCTACTGGCGGTCGAAGTGGACCATGGTCGGAGCCGGTCCCTTCACCATTTTCCATACACTCGGTATTCTGTAGAGAGAGGGGGTTTCGAGAAATGGCAACGCTCATTTACACGGACGCGTATTTCTTGCTCAACGCCGTCAACGTGTCCGGCTGGACTCGGTCGCTGACCTTGAACTACGAGGCCGAGATGCTGGACGATACGGTGATGGGCACCACGGGCACGCGCTCCAATCGCCCGGGACTAAAATCCTGGTCCATCGATGCGGAGTTCCTCCAGGATTTCGTCGCCGGAGGACCGGACGCGACACTGTTCCCGTTGGTGGGGGCGGTGCCGTTTCCAATCGAGATGCGGCCCACGTCCGCGGCCGCTGGCCCCAACAACCCGAAGTACACCGGGAACGCGGTGCTGGAAACGTATCCGCCGTTGTCTGGAGAGGTCGGCGCACTGGGCACGATCACGGCTACCCTGCGCTCGGGTGGCGGGTCGGCGCTGGTGCGTGCTATCGCGTAAGTCGTTCGTCGGGGTGGGGCCGGAATGTCCCGGCCTCACTCGTTTCATCCCGCTATCGGAACGCCCGTCGAGAACGACGTAACTTCCGATATGCCCGTGTCGGTTAGGAGACTATCATGGCCGTCTCTCGTATGCTCGCCAAGACCAAGCGTCCCGCCCGGATGACCACTTCCTTCCAGGAATTTGCGCCCTACGAAAACGGGCGCGTCCGCAATCTGAAATTCGATGTCAATGCCCTGGCCGACTTCGAACAGGAAATGGGCATGGGGTTCGCCACGTTGATGAAGCAGCGGGCCGTGTTCGGGTGCGCCCGGGCGATGCTGTGGGCGGGACTCAAACACGAGGACCGTGGGTTGCAGATCAACGACGTGGGCGAACTGTTGTCCGATTATCTTCGTGACGAAGACGTGCCCAAGGGCGATCATTCTATCGATTCCATCCTGATGGTGGCGATGGCTGCCGCCATTGAGCAGGGGGCGTTGGGCCGGTACGACACCGAGGAACCGGTAACATCGGACGAAGCCCCGGTCGTCGGAGGGCCGGACCCAAACGCATCCGCGCCGTCGGAGGTTCCCGAGCCCGAGGCGTGTCCCGAGCCCGGGAGTTCGACCTAGACCCCGGGGATCCCGGCGACGGGCCAAAGGGACTGTGGTGGACTTCCTGGATCTTGCAAGCGGAACCGTTCGCTTACGATCAACTGGAGTTGACCCCGGTCCAATTCTGGGCCATGACGCCGCTGGAGTACAACCATCTCCGCGAAGGATACTACCGCCGGTCACGTCGCCGGTTGGAAGATGTAGCGGGGTGGGTCTGTGTCCTCGTGAATCACTTCCCCATGCGGGGCAAAAACGCTAAAACGTTGCGCGTCGAACAATTGATCGGCTACTCTCCAGAACAGCAGCAGGAACTCGATCAAGCGCGATTAAAAGCCAGAGCGAATAAGAAGTAGGATACCCTCCTATGAGTGCAACGGTTATTGGCGATCTGTTCGTCCGTTTGGGTGTCGATGCCACCCAGTTGTCTTCCGGCCTAACGGCGGCGGAGAAACGACTGGAGAAATTCGGCACCCAAATGTTTTTCTTGGGCACGCGCATCACGGCCGGGATTTCTGTCCCCTTGGGACTGGCCATGGCTAAGATCGCGGAGTTTGGAGGAGGATTCGATAAGGCCATGGTGGAATCCCTGGCCATCATGGATAACGTGACCGCAGAGATGCGAGCCTCTATGGAGCGGGTGGCCATGACCGTCTCCACGACGACCAAGTTTTCGTCCAAAGAAGCGGCCGAGGGGTATTACTCCTTGGCGTCGGCCGGGTTGGACGCGGCGGCGGCGATGGGCGCATTGCCAGTTGCGGCACGGTTCGCCCAGGCGGGGGTCATGGACCTGGCTAAGGCTAGTGATTTTCTGGCATCAGCCCAAGCCTCGATGAGCACCGGGTTCCAAACGTCGGGACAAAAAGTGGCGCAGATGGCGGAAATTGCGGATGTGTTGACGTTGGCGAATAACCGGGCGTTGGGCACCATTCAAGACTTTGCCGAGGCGTTGACCAATAAAGCTGGAGCCGCATTACGGCAAACGAATAAGTCCGTCGAGGAGGGCACGGCCGTCTTGGCCGCGTATGCGTCGCAGAACGTCAAAGGGAAGTTGGCTGGTCAACAGTTGTGGATGGTCATCCGCGACCTGGGCACGTATGCGTTGAAGAATGCGGCGGCATTCAAGAAGTTCCATATCACCGTGTTCGATTCATCCGGGGCGATGCGGAACATGGCCGACATTATCGGAGACGTGGAAAAAGCCACGGCCAAAATGTCGGACGCGCAACGAGCACAAATGTTCATGCAATTGGGGATCCCCCTGCGGTCGGTCGCGGCGACCAAGGCGTTGATTGGATACTCGGATTCAATTCGTGAACATGAGAAAGCATTAAAGTCAGCTGGCGGCACCACCGAAGCGGTGGCCAACAAACAAATGGCCGCGTTAGAGAATCGAATGTTGTTGTTGAAGCATCAGTTCGAGAATTCGGCCATCGAACTGTTCAAGTCATTGATTCCGGCAATTGACAATTACTTCATTCCCGCGATTGAAAAAGCCGCAGAAGTCGTGAAAGGGTTCGTCGAAGCATTTAAGTTATTGCCGACGCCGGTGCAAGCTTTTACATTAGCGATGTCAGGTATTCTGGTGGCCCTGGGTCCGTTGATTGCGGGGTTGGGGTCCATGACCCTGTTGACGTCAGCGGCGATGCGCGGCCTTCAGGTATTAGGCCTAGGGTTTGGGGGACTGGCGACCTCGATGGGGTTGGCGGTCGGCACATCTTCGAACTTGACTAAATACCTGACGATGATGACGCCCGCACAAGCCAAAGCCGCAGCGGCCGCGTACGACGCCGCCAAGGCGCAAGGCGTGATGGGCGTGCATCTGAATAATGCGGCCACCGCCGCCGCCGCTGCCTACGGATGGCAAGGTCGATTGACCAATGCGTCCGTCGCGGCCAGTGTCGCACAAGCCCAGGCCAATGGGACGTTCCTGACCGGGATGTCTACGTTGTCAAAGTTTGGATGGGTCGTGGCGGCATTGGGGGCCGCGATTCTGGGCGTGAATGCGTACACGGGCGACTGGATCGAAACGTTGAAGTGGTTCACCATCCCCGGATACGGGCTGGTGACGATCCTTGGGGATCTGAATAATAAACTGATCGAGCATGGTGGTGTGCTCGGGGATTTGGGGCGCATTGCGCGTGATACGTTCTCCATTGTGATGGACGGAGCGAACACCATGCTACGCACGATTGGCATGGTCATGGACCGTTTTGTCAAGGGAATGAAGCTTGCGATGTCGGCGTTTTCGGAGGCGGTCGTTATCGAGTTGTTACGCGTGGCGAAAGCGATTTCCTACATGCCGGGCGGGGGTGGAGCCGCTGCGATGATTGTCGGGTTGACGGCGTTGCTGCCTAAATTGCGGAAAGAATTGACCGACACCGCAGATGCCATGGATCGTGTGGCTGGATTTGGGCAGTTTAAAGGCGGGAAAGGATACCAAGAAAATCTGTTAACGGGAGGCTTCAAACCGTGGGCGATGCCTAAACCGGAACAGAATAAGTTTGCGGTGCCCGGGTCATTGTTCGATCCGACAGCATGGCATGAAGGGATCGCAATCAACGAACCACCAAAGTTGAACGCGAAAGAAACCGCGGCCAAGAATATGGCGGACATGTGGAAAGAGAACAGTAAACAAGTACAAGCATTCGAGATGGCCTGGAAAAGTTTGACCAAAACGGAACAGGCCAATAGCGAAGTGTTGGGGCACGTCTGGGAATCGTATAGCAAGTTGCGTCAGGAACAAGGCGTCATCATTCCGCAATTCGAGCAGTTGTTCAAGGCCATGATCGAACAAGAGGAGATCACCAAGGCCATTACCTATAATCTGAATGAATACGGCGTGGTGTGGTCGGACGCCGCCATTGCGTTCGAGACCAACGTCGGGCAAATTTACTTGGCCCTGACGAACCTTCGCGACAAAGCGTC